CTCACCCAAAAGACTCACAACGCTTGCGTCAATTACGTGCTCGTCATTTGACAGCATGGCCGGAATCTCATCCGACTGTCCCGAGCCGGCGCCCTTAATCGTGCCACCCTGCGCTTGGCTTGGCATCGCCTGCGCGGCGTCCCATTCCGCCGATGACCCACCCTTCTTCGCGGCAACCGGGTTCACCTCATCGAAAAACTGCCATTCCGGTCGCTGGCCATACGTATAGTAATCCTCCGGCGACTGCATCTTGCGGCCGACCTGCGAGCCAGCACCGACCGGAGATGCCGGGATATCCGGGCCTGCGGTGGCAGCCGTCGGCGGCGGCGTGAAAGCCTTTGTCAGCGCGTTCAGTACCCGCTGTCCGTCGCCCTGATTGCCGCCGGTCATCCCGCCACCAAGTCCGCCCGTGTTCGGCGCCCGGTCGTCCGCCGCGGGGTTGCCCAAGCTGTAGGAGCGGCCGTCGATCGTGTCGACGCGGCCCATGCTTGGATCAAACGTGGTTTTGCCGCCGAGCAATCCCATGTCGCGCAGCGTCTGCACATCCTTCACGGCAGCGCCGCCGCCAGTGCCGATCGCGACGGCGGCTCCCATTGCATTGCCGCCGACCAGGCCGATGCCCTGGCCGACCACCTGGGCAACATTTTCCGGGGTTGGATTGCCGCTGATAATGCCCCGAATGCCGGCGGTCTGTCCGGGTATCCTGCTTATCATGCCGCTGAACGTGGTCGGGTCGCCCTTGGCCATGATGTCCTTCACCTTTTGCAGGTCGACCGGCATTCGAGCTGGATTGCGCGTGCCGACGGGTCCACGATAGCCTGGGTAGCTGGACTCGTCGCCGATATTGCCAGCGCCAGTACGCGGCCCATTGCCACCACCGCGGCCGCCACCGCCGGCGCCCCCAGACTTGCCAGCGCCGCTCGGGTTGCGCCCCTCGCGGCCAGATCCGGCCCAGCCGCCTTCTGCCATACGAACCGGGTTCACTTCATCGTAGAACTCATGTTCCCCGGCATCCTGACCGTATGTATAATAATCCTCGCCGTAGCGCCGATAGTCCCGGTCCAGCGGCTTGGTCGTTTCCTGCCACGACGGGACTGCCTCATATCCAGCAGCGGGCGCAGACGATCCGGTATTGACCTTCGGCTGCTTGGCACCACCGCTCAATGCGCCGATGCCGATCGTCGCCACGGGCAACAGGGACTTGAAATCGATCCCGCTACCGCCGCTACCTGCTGCCGACGCCACGCCGCTGGCCGTGCGCCCGAGCAGGTCGGCGCCCTTTCCGAGCGCGCTGATCCCCAGCGAGTCACCTACCCCAGATTGCTGCAGCCCATAGGCCGAGATGCCAGACAGCAGCCCGGTTCCCAGCGCCGATTTCCATGAGCCGCCGGTCAGCTTGGTCGCCAGCGCACCGCCGACCGCGGCACCGGCCGGACCCCCGAAATAGGCGCCGGCTGCCGCACCGGACGCCTTGGCGACGCCTTTGAGGATTTTCTTGAAGCTGAAATATTCCGGCAGGCCAGTCTGCGGGTTAATATCCTCATAGCCCTGCCACGCCCGCAGAAGATTGCGCTCGCCCCGGCTGATATGCGCCAACTCGGTATCGCCACGACGCCCACGCGCCGCCAGCAATTCCCGTGCATTTCGGATCGACTTATCAGCCATTCTTGCCTCCGGCACTTATCTTAACGCAATTACACAAGTGTGTCAGTAACCTGATCAAACCGAATCGCCCATTCCTGCCAGTCGGCATAGAGGTACGGCGACGGGAGGTCGGTCAGTTGTTGCACCCCGATCTGGATCATGACGTGAGATGCCCATGACTGCCAATCCTGTGCCCGCTGCAGAACACCAATCGGCCCGAACTTGTCGAGCAGCGGCGTCACCAGCGATGACCATGTGACAACATCCAGCCCGCGCGGATCGACGATCATTGTGTGATCCTCCCGTCGGCCGGCTCGATGTGGATCTGTGTCTTGCCCATCCAGTAATCGCCGCCGCTGGTATTGCTTTGGAACACGAACGACACCTGCCTGGCCGTGTTCTTGAAGCTCGCAATCTGATCGGTTGCCAGCGCCGGCGTTTCCGCAATTGTTACAGGGTCGCTTTCATATTTCGTGGCCTTGGCGTTCGCCCGCTGCAGGATCTTGACCGACATGGCGCCGGTCTGCACAATGTCCGGCTCGACGCAGGACAGCGAGATGCCCTTCTCGGACGTCGGATCACCGAGATTGGCGACCGTCACCCACGGCGTCTGGTGGTACGCGCGGACTGCCAACTGCGATGCCCCGACGATCTTGTCGGTGCCGGTTTCATGCTGCCACAGGGAATAGCCGCTGGTCGTCATATCCTCTGTCGGAGATCCCATGATGGGATACGGATACACCTGGGCATAAAGCGCAGACGATCTAAGATCCGACGGTAGTTCCGTATCATACCAGAGGCCGCTCCTGACGTTGAGGATGCAAGCGTGCGTGCATTCCGTCGCATTGCCGTAGGGGAAGCACCACCAGATTTCGCCAAAACGCGGCACCTTCATGGCAAACACTTTTTGACGCTGGCTGTAATTGAGGTTGGTGAAAAACCAATTGAGGTTGTCGTCATTCGGGATTTCGCGCACCACGCCGTTGAACATCTGGAACCGCTCCAGCGCCGCCCAGTAATAGATGCCGTCATACTCGACGATTGCATTCGACGACAGGATGGACGTATCCGACGACAGCGTGTCGAACTGCCAGATCGCCGAGCCGCCGACATAGGACGCGCGGATCAGACTGTCCAGCGACCAAAACAACCCGGCCGGACCGGTCGACGAGCCGCGCAGGGACAGGCCGCGCACGATCTTGGTTGCTGCGATGCGCGCATCGCCGGAAGCGCCGCCAGCAATCGTGGCCGGCAGGTTGATGTCCGACCAGCCGATAAACCCGTCATGGCCATAGCGGAACGTGAATGGCTGTAGGCAGACGACTCCGCCGGCCACATCGGAGCCAACCACTTCGGTCAGCACCGCCGTATCGATGATATCGCCGATGTAATACGGGCGTTCCGCCGCCGACGAAATCGAACTCAGATTCGGCGCCGCATGCGCCACGACAACGGCGGTTGTTCCTGCGCCGTCATAGGTGGCGTCGATCTGCCAGTCGTTATCGGTTGACGACACGAAGCCGACGGGCGTCCGATCGGTGACGCTGCCGGTCGTGCCATCGGCATTGATCGTCACGACGTCGATGCCCTGCGGTTCCCCAACATGGACATAGGTAATGCCGTCATTCGGGAAGGCGTGCAATTCGCGCGGGATGCCTTGCAGCGTATTGGTGATGCGTTTATAGCCGCCCATCTTGCGCGGGCGCCCGTTGTCGAACCGCGTCCATAGGCCGTCGAGGTACTGCTTGCTGTCAAGCTGCGTACCGTCGCGCTGGATGCCTGCGGCAAAGTCGAGTGGGATCTGTTTGTCTGGCATTACGGGGCCACTTCCGAAATGGTAATGCTGGACGCAAATTTGCCTCCGAATAGTCTTGATCCAGCAGCGCCGTTAAAGGTCATCGTACCTGCAGCCGTTCCACCGGCACGCACACGGAAGGTCGTAGCCGATGTCGAACCAGCTAGCATGGCGTGGGTGAACTTAACGCAAGCAATGTGTCCGCCAGCAGAATTTTCGTGCATGCCAACTGCAAGCGCGGCAGATGTTGCGTCTTGAAATAGGGCAACAACAACGCGCGTTAGGACGTTGGTCACTGTTCCAAAAAACACCACTTCAATCACAAGACGATTGGCTGCGCTGGTGGGTGTAATCGCAAGCGTCATGTATTCGTCGCCTTCGGTAATTTGCGGAATGGTGTCATCATATGGAATCAGCGTGGTGCCGGTGGCGGAAGCCCCTGTTTGCGTGTTGACAACTTGATACAGCTTTTTCTGCGCCGCGATCAAATCAGGCACGGAAGTGCCGTTGATGAATAGACCTGTTGCATTCACTGTGCCAGCGCCCTGATCGGCACCCGTAGCGGAACCAACAACAACACCGTTATTGATATAGGCGCGCACAGCCACGGTCCCAGCCACCGCCGTGCTGATCCGGACGCGGCCGTCCTCGCTGGTGCTGGTCGGATCTACGATAAGCCCGTCGATCACGCCATAGGTCTGTGTGTTCCCCGCGCTGTCCTCGCCGGTCAGCGTGATCTGCCCGATGACGTCACTGGCAGCCGGCGTCGCAGAATTCCGATAGAGATCCAGCGTTGGTGCCGCCGCGGCACCTGCATCCGCCGAGGTCAGGCCAACCGCGCTGGCATTCGTGATCGCCACGGCATCCAGCGTGCCGCCCGCGATGGCAACCGCTGTCGCGTCCTGGGTCGACATCGTGCCCAGCGCCAGCGCCGTGCGTGCCGCTGAGGCATTGGCGGCAGTAAACACCGCATCGCCCACGGATGTGGCCCCGAGGTTCGTGCGTGCACCGCTGGCCGTCGTGGCGCCCGTGCCGCCCTGAGCCACGCTGACCGGCAGCGAAATACCCTGCGTGTCACCGTCGACGACATCCGTGCCGTTGCAATACATAATCGAGCTTTCGCCCTGATCGACGGTGATGCCCGGCGATGTCTGCGTGCTGGTTCGGACGCCCAGAACATATGCCCCGGTCGTATCGTTCGTCACCCAATATTGCTGGGTCGTTGACGGCACGATGATATCCCGGTTGCCGGTCAACAGGCCAGTGAACTGGTAGGCGATGCGGTTCAGTTCCGCACCGGTCAGCGTGTAATTGCCGGACCCCGCGATATTGATGGACACAAAATCGAAGGCGAATGTCGCCTGAATGCCAAGCCCGTAGGTAAAATAGTTGCTGCCGTCCGTGACGATCATGCAGCTATCGTCCGGCTGCAAGTCAACCGACGCAGCGCCATTGATCGTGCCCGATGCGGGCGTGACAGTCAGCGTGCCGTCGCCGCCGTTACGGACGCTGCAAAACCAGCCGTCGCCGACCGTCGACGGATCATCAAGGTCGAAATCCCCGGCGCCGGACGTCCAGACGAAGAACTTCGCGCGGTCGGCTGTGCTGGCTGCATAATTGGTGCTGATCGAGGACATCGGATAGTCCTGGTTCAGCGTCGTCGTGATCGCCTTCAGACCCTTCCCGGCCAGAGCCGCGACGTTCACCGATCCGGTCGTGGCACCGCGCTGGGCGGAATTCCATGTGCCGTTGGCTGTCGCATTGCTGACGATCCACAGGTCCCATGTCTCGCCGGCCGCGATGACCAGGATCGAATTGCCGCCCGTATCCGTCACGGTATAGGTGGACGCGCCCTCATTGGTGAACAGGACGGACATGCCGTTCGAGGTTTCGTCGGCCGGCGGCATCGCGATTTCCAGCGACCCGGCGGCTGGCGTCACCTGCATGATATAGGCGACCACCTCGGACGTTGATGCCGTTTCGGTCGGCCATTCCAGCACGAGGTTGGCGGACAGCGCGATCTGCCGCAGGTTCAACATGGCTGGGAAGATCGTCTGGCCGCCGAAAATGTTGGTGTAGCTGGTCATCAGGCATTCTCCCGTTTCTGCGCCCGGTCGAGGATTTTCCGCAGATCCTCGCCGGAGATGGCCTGTGCCGCGCGGTCATAGAACTGCTGCCACACCGGAATGCGCTCGTCGTTTTTCAGAAACGGCGCGGTTTCCAGCAGGCAGGCATAGAGCAGCAGGTTCGGCGCGTATTCCGTCAGCCAATTGGTTTGCGTCGCATCGTCGAGCAGCGCCGGCAGTTCCCAATACAGCATCTCGAACGGCATCGCCCGGTCCGGCGTCGGGGCCACGATGAAATTCTGGTAATTGTAATCCGCGTAATAAATCGGCAGGTCGGTCTGCGTCTGATCCGGCCAGTACGACCGGATATATTCATAGGACCGCGGCAGAATCGGATTGCGCGTATTATCCGCCGTGCCGCGTACCGCCGTTGCCGTAGCACCGCTGCCGTCACCGCCGGAGAATGCAACCGTCGGCGTGCTGGTATAGCCGGAGCCGCCATCCGTGACCTGCACCGCGATCACAACGCCGTTCTGGATAACCGCCGTCGCGGCCGCACCCGTGCCCGCACCGCCCGTGAAACTGACCGTTGGTGGTGCCAGATAAAGTGTGCCACCGGCCGTCACCGTAACGGATGCCACGGCATCGTCGCCGGAACCGACGTTCATGCTGATCGTCTGGCGCCAACGATTGGGCTTCGGATAAACAGCCATATTGGCCTGAAACGCGCTTTCGACCGCGACGATAAAGCCCTCGATCTTCAGTTCCTGCGCGCACCGACGCTCCGCCAGATTGATCAGGCGCGGCAATTCCTCATAGACCGACGTGTCCGCAGCATTACCGCGCTCGATGTATTTGCGCAGCGTCGCCTGCAAATTCGTGAATGTCATCGCGGTCGGCATTACGGCTTGGTTCCTTTGTAGGTGATCTGCTTCTGCCAATCTTCCAGGTTATCGAGCCGTTTCTCGACACCGCCGATCTTCTGTTCGACCACGGCCTGATTGCGCAGAACCTGCTGAATAAGAGTGCCATGTTCCTTGATGTCGTTCCATGCCGACATGCCGACGAAAGCAATGATCGGCAGCGAGATGCGCGCGACCAGCTTCAACCAACTATAGTCGGCTAGTTGATTTACTCTGTCGTTGAGGTAGGACATGACTGGTGCCTTTCCTTACGCTGCCGGTGGGGACATGCTGTTTGGCACATTGAAAACGCGCGGATGCGTTGCGAATGTCGGCGCGTTGACAAGTGTCATGTCGTAACCGCCCACGATGTCAATTTCAGGACTATACCTTCCGATCAGCGGCCAATAGGCAACCAACGATTCCGGTCGCACCATTAGCGCGCTGACGCCGAGGGCTAGAGTAGCCACCTCTGCGTCAGTCAGGGCGGCGCTCCAAATGGCGGCTTCGGCTATATTGCCATCAAAATAATTTGATGGCGACCCGGTGTTCCATTGCGCGCCAATAACAGTAGTATCCAGACCAGACGGGGTATTGTTCACGGCGTTCGACGCCTTCCCTGCGCCATTTAAGTAGACAGACCGCAAGTCGCTGCTATCACACACAAGCGCAGCGTGGTTCCATGTGCTTGCCGACCAAGTTGTGGTTGTCGTAGCGGAGTTGTTTGTGCCTGCCGCCGTCGGCCCCCCGACGATGCGCTCTGTTGTCGATGCAAACATATAGAACTGGTTATTGGCGGAAGTATCGCCAACAGCCATGAGTATTTTGATGTTTGTAATGTCCGCCGAAAAAAACCAGCAGCACATTGTCAGCGGCGTAGCAGACACAGCCGCCGACGAATTTATCAGGTACTGGCTACTGGCTCTGACAAAATTCCTTGCCATGTTATTGCTCCACCACATGCACGGCCAGCAACTGCAGGTCGCCAGCAGCCGTGTCTCCGGTGTCGCGCTGCACACGCAGGCGATACAAGCCGCCAGCCACGAGGTTATCCATGTTGGCGCCCGACGAAATATTGACGCTGGATTCTGCCACAATGCCGGTTGTTCCAGGAACCGTCACAGCCGTGATCGTCTGGTTGCTTGCAAAGCTGTCGCTATCTATGTCCAGCGACCCATCGCTGTCATATTCAATGGCAATCAGCCACCCGCCCGTGCCTGACGTCGCAGATGCCGTCACCCAGAACACGTTAACAGTAATGCCACCGCCAGCATAGGTTTCCGGAAGGACTGCCGTCCAAATCGCCGTCTCTGTCGTGGTGGCGTCGAATGCCAAAACAGGGTGGCCGTTACGAAGATCCAGCGTCGCGTAATTGGATGACGGCGGCTCGTTCCCATACGGGAAGAATTCGTTCATTGTCGCGCCCGAATTGGCTGGTCCAGTCGCCCCCGTCGGCCCGGTCGGTCCGGTTGAGCCGGTAGGACCAGCAACGCTCGATGCCGCCCCGGTCGGTCCCGTAGCACCCGTGGCTCCAGTCGGCCCGATCGGCCCCTGCGCCCCAGCTGGCCCCGCCGTCCCCTGCGATCCAGTCGGACCAGTCGGTCCCGTAGCACCCGTCCCGCCGGTATCCCCCGTCGCACCCGTAGGACCGATCGGCCCCAGCGCAGCCACCTGCGACACAGCCACCTGAACGGTCGTCCCGAGCTGCTGAATCGGCACGGCCTCATTGCCGGTCAACGGCACGCTGGCCGCCGGCAGAGACGTGATTTCTATGAGGCTCGGATACGCCATTACGTCACCTCAATCCCATCTGCGTCGTCGGTCACAATGATTTCGTCCTCGCTGGTCGACAGGAACTCCGCATCACCGAACTGAATCGGGCGCGGGTTTCGGACGGGCAGCGGGTCGGGTTGGAGAACTTGTCGGGCCAATTGCACATTCGGTACGTCGTCACAAGCGGCGCATACCAGAAACCCATCCCAGACGGGCGTCACACCGCCGCGGTACTGCACATGCTTTCTCAGGTCATTATGCGGCGTAGTCTGCCCGCACCCGTCGCACTGCGCAACAGGAATCGGATTGTTCCAATCATAGATGATCCGCTTCCGACGCTGCCTGTTAACCGCGTGCTTCTGATAGCTCATCCCCACCCCCATACGCTGCCGCCGCTGCCGACCATATCCGGCACGATTGACGTCGGCACGCGCTCGCGATCTTCCGCGGCGGCACGGCCGAATGCCTCATCGGCACGCATCTTCAGCGCTGCCGTGTCACCGCCGGCACCCTTCTCAGACAGCCGGAACGCCAGATCAGCAGCAATGGCTTCCATGAACCGCGGCGGCGTGTCCTGCGTGCCGTTCATGCCGACCCAATCCTGCATCGCGCGGATGCGGTAATAGATCAGCTTGCAATCGGCGTTATCCGGCACCGGCCAGACATACAGCAACGGCGGCATGGTCCGCTGGAAATAGTACTGCGTCGGCCGTTGCGCCTGCTGCGCCTTGTTCGGCAGGGCCAGGTAATCGCCGCGACCGAGCGCCGTGATGATGATATCCGTGTCGACGTCGTTCTGCGGGATGCGCACCGCCGTCTGCAGCATGGATACCGTGTCGTTCGGCAGCGTGTACATCTTGCGGTCGATTTCCAGCGGCAGCACCTGCAGATCGACGGTCCAGAGATTAAGCTGCCGGTTCGACCAATCGGCGGCCATGAAATTCAGGCTGCGGATCGCCGACTGGATTTCATACGCGCTGACCTGCGACGGTTCCTTGCCGCAACGGTCAAATGCCTCCTGGATGACGGAATCTGTGTCCGTCGTGATCCCGAAGTTATAGGCGCCTGATGTGGTTGTGCCGGGCATGTTAACTCCACTGTCCGATAGATGTCAGAGACGTGGACCCGATGCGGTTGCACCTGAAATACGATCCGATGCTGATAACCGCCGCTGCCGCCGTTGTCTGCGCAAATGATGGGATGATGGTGCCGGCCACGGAAACCTCAAATGTCCCTTTTACAAGGAAGCACAAGGCCGTGCCGGTGGCAGCGGTCGCTATGTTCGCCGCCGTCTGTGTGGCGATGACGTGCCATGATCCGCCAATCGCCGCAGCGGTGCCTTCCGCCGCAACGTCGCCGCCGTATGCCTGCCACAGAATAGCCGCAAGTGTGGCCGTACCATCGCCGATCAGGCTGAACTTGCCGTTGCCGGACGTGGCCGACATGCTGGTCATGGCGATCAGTCCCTCGAACAGATAGCAGCCTGTTTCGAGCGTCAGCGTGCCGCCCGCAGGTGTCGTAAAGATTGCCTGCTGGGCGGTGTCGCTGGTGAACGTCCTGGTGGCATCTGCGCGGATCAGATTGACCACGGGAATTACGCCGCGGTTGCCGGCATCCGTGGTGCCATATAGCGCGTTCGCGTCCAGTTCCAGCGCGCCGGCCTCTGCCGTGGTCAGCAGCGTTCCGGCCGTCAGTGTCGGCCATGTTCCGGCCGACGCCGTACCGGCCGCGAAGGTCGGGCCGCTGTTCATGACGAACGTCGAACCAGTGCCAGTCTGCGCAGCGACCGCCGTTGCGGCACCCACCGACGTGATGGGACCGGTCAGGTTGACTGATGGCCCAGTCGGCCCGGTCGGGCCGGTTGGTCCAGTTACGGTTGATGCATCTCCCGTGGGTCCCGTCGGGCCGGTCGGTCCGGTCGGGCCGGTAGGCCCCGCGACCCCAGTCGGCCCAGTCGCCCCAGTCGGACCCGTTGCGCCTGTATCGCCCGCAA